GTCATAGATCCCCCTAGCAACGCCTGGGGCACTAACTGGTCAGCGGTACGTCAACAAGCTTTAACGAAAAGCGTTGCAGCACAACAACTTTCAGAAACGGCATCAGGGGTTATATCAGAACCGATATATAGCAAATTGAATTGCAAATGCAGTAACAAATTCACCCCTCAATAATAAGAGAAATTACCTCTTCAGGAGCTGAAAGAATAAGACCATCTGGGTCTACACCGCCAGCAATAATTACTGAACCGACCAATACGTCGCCGCCCAGTCTTACATTTGGGTCCGCTGCATACCAAAGAGCTGTGGCCCTCCGATTAAATGGGAGACCCTTTAATTTGCCTTCTTCATTGCAGAATATGGTTAATTGCGGTTCGCCATTTTCGTCATGCGATCCGTACACCGCTTCAAGCCAGCCACCGACGATGGCCTGAAACTCTTGGAGGTTCTCTTCGATCTCCCGAACCTCCGCCTCTCCACCCGGCTCGATCACGATGACCTTGATGGGGGTCACTTCCTCTTGGCCTTCGCCTCGAAAGCCTCAACTATGTCGATTGGGATTCTTCCCCTCTCCGACACGTCGTATCCAGCCTTCTTAGCCCATTCCCTGATGACTGCCCTCTGCTCGACGGCAGCAATCTCCCCCTGTATTGCCGAGACCTTGGTGTTCTTCTTCGCAGCCGCTATGAACGGGGACACCGCTTCGTAGAACTTGTCTGCGTTTTCTTGCGATAGATCTATGGAGTAGCTATCACCTTCTATCACGAAAGCTATGGTCATGTCAGCGTCACCGCCGTCCATGTCGTCTACCAGGACCGTGCGTGTTGCCATATTGGGTAACCCCTTTTTGTATATCTCTCCCTGTGGGTCTAGCTGGGTTCGGGACTATCTTCCCTAAGCGCATGATCCTCTCCCCAGGCCCAATAGTCAAGCATCGGCTTCAGGTGGACATTTGAATAGCTAATCAAATGCTATTATTGATGGTGAGGGGAAGGGGATTCCTCCATTATTAAAACTATTACCGATTTGATTATCAATGCGCGAACAGAAATGTTGTCAGCTAGGGAAATCGGTGACAAAAAACTGGAAGCCTTCTGGTCCGAAGCGATGGACCGCTTCCTAGATACTTATGCAAGGGAAACCAATGATCCTTCCTAGTGTGGGGCGGGGCTAATCGCTTGCAACCACCGGGTGACCTTAGAGAGCGCGGGGGGGATTTCTGGTCGGCGGTAACCTCGTCCGTCGAGCTAGACCCCTCTGGCTTTGTGCTGCTTGGAGAAGCTTGCAGAATTATTGATCGTCTTGATCGACTCAGCGGGGCACTCAATGGCAAGGGAAGGGACTGGCTTAAGCTTGCCGACGAAATCGAGATCACCGCGCAGAGGATTGGGGACGGAAAAAACGTCTCGGTGAAGGTTGCGGTTGACGGGCTTCTTTCGGAGTCGAGGCAGCAACAGTTGGCACTAAAGACCGTTCTTGCGCAGCTTGGCCTTGGCAAGACTTTCGAGAAGGCTTCGGGCGAGAAGTCCGCGTTGCAGCAGTGGTTGGAAGCGCGAAGTGGCTAGGGCTGCGTTTGCCGACAAGGTTACGCGCAAGCCCCTTGAGCCGGTTGAGATGAAATCCAACTACATCAACGGCAAGAGGATCGGTAACCAGATACCGGGGATCAATGTCATCCCGATGCACGAATCAACACAGCGCGGTGATGAGGCTGTCGAGTTCCTCAACCTGATCGGGATTGAGCTAGACCCATGGCAAGCACACATTTTGCGAGCTTCGTGCAACATGGACTCACGCCAGAAATGGGCCGCGACAGAAGTTGGCCTCGTAGTACCCCGTCAGTGCGGGAAGACGGTAATCGCTGAGCTTCGTGAACTTGTCGGGTTATTCGTCTTCGGTGAGCAGTTGCAGATCCACTCCGCACAGCTTTTCAGTACCGCTAAAGAGTCCTTCCTTCGCCAGGTTGCGCGAATCAGGAAGTGCCCAGACTTGATGGACATGGTTCATAAATTCCGAACAGGTAATGACAACGTGTCCATCGAGTTGAAGAACGGCTCGCGTCTGATGTACCAGGCGCGGGGTAATGATCCAAGCCGTGGTTTCTCCGCAGACCTAGTGGTCTACGACGAGGCTTACGGTCTGACTGCCGAGGTGATCGCAGCGTCGATGATGACGCTCTCCGCACGTCCGAATCCCCAGCTCTGGTACTGCTCATCCACGGGCATGGAGGATTCGGAATTTCTGTATCGCGTGCGTGAGCGCGGGTTAGATCGCGCTCCCCGGCTAGCTTTTTTTGAGTTCTCCGCTTCGCCTGGGTGCGATCCGAAGGACAAGGAAGAGTGGTACAAGGCGATACCGGCACTTGGTATCAGAATCGAAGAAGAGTTCATCGAATCTGAGGGCCAAGCACTTGACTGGGGGAAGCAGTTCCGCCGCGAGAGGCTTGGGCTTTGGGCTGATACCTCGATGCGTGATGTTATCGAAACGGAGTGGTGGACAGAATGCGCTAATGAGGGATCTGAGATCGCAGGAGATGAGATAGTCGCTGCGGTTGATATCTCACCATTCCGCGATAGGGCTTCCGTAGCGGTTTGCGGCATCACCGAAGATGGCAGAAGGCAGCTTGAGGTCATCTACACCGCAAAGGGTACGGACTGGGTTGTTGACTTCATGAAGAAGCTGTATATGTCAACACAGCCACCGGTGAAGGTTGCAATCCAGGGCGGCGGCGCACCCGGATCGCTGATAGCACCGCTTCAGCAAGAGGGTATCGACCTATTCATCCTTGGGCAGACTGAAATCGGTAGAGCAACCGGAGAATTTCACGACTCCGTTCGTGACGGCATGGTCGTCCACCTTAACGATCCAATCGTTAACGCAGCACTAGCAAACTCGACTAGATACAACATCGGATCTAGAGAGGGAAGTAGCGAAAGCCCAACGTGGGGCTTTTCCAGAAAAGACACTTCAGGTGCGGATATAACGCCGATTGTTTCGGCCTGCTTCGCGCACTACGGAATGAGCAAATTCCTCGCTGAGCGGGGCATTGAAGAGGCTAAAAAGCCCACCCTGGCGCATATGAATGCACCCATTGGCGGAAGGATCTGGTAAGTGCCCGAAATTTTGAATCCACCACCATATGGCGGTGAAGATCCGGTAAGGAATGCCGTTCTCGCACCGCCATCCGGTGAAAGCGGCCAGAAACTGGCTGTCTACATCAGCCAAGAGGTTTACCCGAAGTGGCACAAGGAAAAGGTGCGCCTTGACAAGCTGAGCGGGTGGATGGACGGTAGACAACCGTATTCCGTTCGCGTCGGGCCTAGGGATCTCGAAAAAAGGTCACTTCTGGACCTTTCGCGCTCACCATGGCTTGGTCTAGCGGTCTCGATCTTCGCGCAAGCGATGTATGTCGATGGATACCGCTCTCCCGACAAGAGGGACAACTCCACTTCTTGGGATATCTGGAACGCTAACAACTTTTCAGCTCACCAGATCTCGGTACATCGAGCTGCTATCGGATTCGGCTACAGCTTCGTTCGCGTACTGCCGGGAGTTGACTTCACCGGAAAGCCAATGCCGGTAATCCGTGGCGTAAGCCCTAAACGCATTTTCAGCATGTACGAAGATCCCGTTTCCGACGATTTCCCGACCTGGGCGTTGGAGTGGATGCCGGATAACAAAACGTGGCGTTGGTACGACGAGTACTGCTACCACGAATTTGAAAATCCAAGCATGGACGGAAAGTTCTCATTCGTAAAGACTGTTGAACATGGAATCGGGGTATGCCCGATTGTTCGTTACGTCAACCAGATGGATCTCGATGGAAGATGCATTGGTGATGTTGAACCAGTCATCGCTGTGGCGGCGAGGATTGACAAGACGGACTACGACAGACTTCTTGTCCAGCACTACAACTCTTGGAAAGTTCGTACCGCTACCGGCCTAGAGCAGGCTGATGATGACGTTAACCGGACTGAGGACAAGAGGAAGCTCTCGCAGGAGGACATTCTCGTTTCGAGTGACCCGAACGTGACTTTCGGATCTCTCCCAGAGACGAACATGAAGCCTTTCATTGATGCACATGAGAGCGATGTGGAATCACTTGCTTCCATGTTGCAGCTTCCTTCACACCTTTTCACCGGGAAGGTTGTCAACGTAAGCGCAGAGGCTCTGGCAGCTTCTCGCGCACAGACAACACAGAAGCTCTTGGAGAAGCAGACGAGCATGGGTGTTTCCCACTCTCGGATGCTTCGTCTTGCGGCAGCCATTGCAGGCGATACCGAAGCTGCGGCAGATTTCAGCTCAAGGGTCTCCTGGCAGGATGTGGAAGTCCGATCCCTCGCGCAGGCGGCAGATGCATACGGCAAGATCGCGCAGCAGCTTGGCGTGCCGAAGCAATTCCTGTGGCGATTTATCCCAGGATTTGACGCAACGGATGTTCAGGAAATGGAAGAAATGGTTCTGGACAACGATCCGCTTACCAAGTACCTGCGTGACGAGTTCACGCAGGGCTACACCCCAGGAACTGGCGATAAGCGAGCGAAGATCGAGATGGAGCAGGCCGAAGCAGGGGTTAAGCAAGCGAAGGACAAGAATCAGGACAGCAGCGCAGAATTTGTTAAAGACGCTGCAAGGGCAAACAGGTCCGGAAGGGTTCTTGGAGTAACGCCGCCCAAGTTCGGATCTTCGCCAACCATCCAA